AGATACAAAAAAGGCAACTAACTCGCAATGAATTAGTTGCCTTAAATTTTATTATTTTAGGAATATCCCTAATTAGTGAATCTTCAACCTTTCTATTTTCTGCTGTCTCACGTTATCCATAGGTTCAGCATGATAAGAAACTATAGAAAAATTAATTGTACGCAGATCAATGCTCCTAATCGTACTATCATACATAGTACGAAAATAGATTACCCGGTCCCTCATATCTGTAGCTGACGTCCATTGTGTAGCACTTGGAATATCAACAGGAGCTTTTCCCTCCGAAAATTCTATTCCGATAGGAATATCGAAATTATTCAATATTTGAAAACACTGTAGAACAGTTTCGAGAACAGTAGACTTTTGCGGAGCCGTAGCCTGATAAAAAGCAGCTCGTACAAAACGTGATGGAGGAGTTACATCGCCAGGAAGTCCTAAGAAACCGCTGCCTGCTCCAAAAGAAGATAATTCAAGATTCCCTAAGCCATGTGTCTGTGCGGTTCCGGGATAAAGATTGACGTAATTATTCAGATTAGTCAAATGCCATTCAAATCCTGGCGAATTCGTAAGAACTCCCAGATTATTTTCATAAAAGTGAGTTTCTTTGCCGATTATTTCTAATACAAGTTGACGTCCAGTCTGGTCAGCAAAACGCCAATGTACAGTAGATGCACGCGAATCGATGTTTATAATATGTACATTGGCAACGGCTTCCTTCACTTCTTCAAGAGTAGTACACTTTCCAAGTATCCAAGAAACGAGCTGAAAATCAGATATACTACTATCTGCCACTTTTTTATCATAATCTTCATATTCTCCATAATGTGGAAAATAAAACAGACCAGCCGAGAGTCCGGCTTCATTAATTCCTTCTGCAATAAATTCTTTTTGCTCAACAGCCAATCCTACATACCCATAACGAGCGATGAACACCATGCCATTCTGTCCATCTGGTGTAAATGATTGCTCAGAATAACCTCTCGGAACAATTACATACTGACTATTCAGATTACTCCCACCCCACTCGATTGTCCGTGCTACAACTGCTGTACCATTCTGACTTTTTAAAGTTATACCTGTACAGGCCATAGCAGACAATGTTCCCCAAAACATATAGCCTACTACTACTGAAATGAAAAATAAATTTAGCTTCATATTAATTATTTCTTAGGATGAAAAAACAATAAAAACATAAGAATAAGTTCGACAAACGATTTGTCTTGATATATAAAACATACCCAGAAGGTAAATTGTTTACCCCTAAAGTATATACAGAACAAGGTAACCGACATGAATAGTAGTTTAAAAGCAGACAGCAACACACACCATTGAAGGGTATGGAGATACACAAGAATTGCTTAGACCATCATTTTTGACCGAAGTGGAGAAAAAGAAAAAGCTCTGAAATCCTTGAATTTCAGAGCTTTGCTTTCATTTGATATTTGCTTTCGCGGTGCGTACGGCTCTAAGCCCAAGATATTCAAATATAATCAACTGTTATCACATTTTCATAAATAGCCGAATATTCAGGATTTTACGCTATTGATTGAGTACGACCGTACCCAAATAGTAAAGCCATTTTCGGGTACTTTTTCGGGTTTTCTATTTTTTACTATTGCTTCTTCTTTCTTCGGAAAAGGTGTCAAATTTAGACATATTTTCCTCTTTAACCGCATCCACTATTTTTATATACGGCTTCATTGCCTTGTAATCACTATGCCCTGTCCATTCCATAATAACGTTAGTAGGAATGCCCAGCCTTATAGCGTTGCAGATAAACGTCTTTCTTCCGCTATGCGTGGTAAGAAGTTCGCACTTCGGCAAAACATTTTCATAACGTTTGTTTCCCTTGAAAAACACTATTCTAACGGGTTCTTTTATTCCAGCTATTTCGGCGGCTTCTTTAAGGTATTCGTTCATTTTCGCATTACTGATAACCGGAAGAGCTAACCCTTTGGGGAAATGAATGTTTTTGTATTTGTCAAGTATTTGAAGTGCGTATTTGTTAAGCTCTATATGCAAACGGTCTTCGGTTTTCATAGTAACGATAGATATAAAAGGCTTGTTTGTCGTCCGTTTGACATCGCAGGGACGTAACCGAGCTACATCGGAATATCGCAACCCGGTAAAGCAGCAGAAGCAAAATACATCACGTACGCATGACAAAGAACTGCGGTTTTCCGGAAATTGATAGTTTAGAAAGTGTTGCAGTTCTTCCCATGAAAGGAAAATAACTTCTTTGCAGTCTATCCCCTTAAAACGCGGTTTATATTGTTCATGCAAAAGCCCATTATAGTAACCGTTGTTACAAGCCCAACGGAGAAACCAACGTACATAACTCATATACTTGCTTACGGTCGTATTCATTTGTCCCGCGTCTTGCAGGTATTTAACAAAGCCTTGTAGCTTTTCCTTTGTCAGTTGGTTAAGTATTTGCTGGGGCATATAAGCGTACAGATGTTTACGCAAACTGCTAAATTTCGTATAGGTAGCCGGAACCCAGTTATTAGCCGTACCAGCTTCTACTACAAATTTGTCGAAAACAGTAAAGAAGTCCGGCGTTACTTCCTTCTTCTTCCTTCCGGCGGCTTCATCGAAAGCCGCCTTAAACTCTTTCGCCGTTGGCGTTCTGCGGTTGTCGAGTTCAAACCGGGTTAAGACTTCTTCAACAATAGATGAAAGGTTTGTAAGAGCGCGATTTATTTCGCCTGCCGTTTGGTTGAAACTATTCTTTGCGCCGACTTTCACGCAGGCGTTATTATTATCCCACTTTTCCGCGTCTATTACATAGCCGGAACGTAAATCTACACGAATACCAGCAAAAGACACCCGTAAGCGTATAGGCACGTTTTCCGTAAGCCTATCCCCTTCCGTTCGCGGCGATAATTGGTACTTAATAGAAAACTTCATTATTCGATAAGCATTTTACCGCGCCCGGTTATAAGCCAGCGTGAGGAAATAGGATAATTAACGACCAGCGAATAAATCGCTTCTACTTCTATATTCTTGTAGCGTGATTGGTAGCCGGGCTTCGGAGAAACGCCATAAGTAAGCCGCATTTCCCTATAACGTGGCGCACTCAAATCGTAAAGCGTGCAAAACGCCTCCAACGCGCTAACCTTACCCAAACTAACAATCGCTTCAATAGCTTCAAAGAAACGACGGTTTATCCCATCGCTTATAGGCGAAGGTTTAGCTATTGTACGGGGCATAAATTCGCACGTTTAAGGTCAGACATCATTTTATTATATTCCCCTTCCGGTATTCGGGTACATTCATTCCCGGACAAATAGGCAGCTTCCAACGCGTCAAACACGACTGCTGGAATAAACGGGTACAAAGCCCGGTTACTATAAAACTTATCTACATTTACTTCTACCATATAGCTAATAGTTATTTTTGTTGATTTTTCAATTTAAGCGCGTTTCGTTCCAAAATGGTATAGTTGTAAGGCGAAAATAAAATAACGCGAAAATGGGCTTAAAATAGCCTTATTTTCGTATCACTTTAATACGGCGATTGTATGATATTATTATCATATAAGTACGTGCGTGTGATACTATGTTATGGAAGCCTTTTTAGAATTTCGGAACTTTACGACCAAATACTAAACGGCATTTGCACATCCAGCACGTTCCACCGTCTGGGCATTGGCTTTTTTGTTTAATTCCGTAAGGCTTTCTATTGTACGCTGCTGGCTTTCTATAATTGAAAGCAAACGCGCCTTTTCGCTATTGGCTTCTTCCAGCAACTTAGCCAACAGTTCGGAAGAAGGCAACCCGCCCGTATTTTGCCGTTGTTCGCCTTCCTTCTTTCCGTCAGACAACAACATTTCCCCCTGACCCAGCAAAAGCCAAAGCGGATTAAGTTCCGGGAAGTGTATGCTAATAGCTTGCATTTTATCCGGTTGAATAGACTTTTTTATAGACATAACATAAGAGGAAGACACGCCAATGCGCCTGCAAAATTCCCTTTCGCTAATATTCAGCGTATCTATAAATTGTTTAAGTCGCTCTTTTACACTTGTTTCCATAAACATAACTGTTTCTAAAAGTTAAAAATCGGCTTTCAGCTAAAAATATGAACACTTTTAGTTTGCATATTGTATGCTTTTACTATACATTTGCATTGTGTTAGTTGTTCAGTTGCAAAGGTAAGCAAAAAGCGAACACTTAGCAATGACAAAAACACGCTAATTTACAGAAATTTATAAAAGCTATATGATACATACAAGCAAATTCATTAACAAGAACTTCCGCATTAAAGTAAGCGGAATAGACAACGAAGGCAACCGCATTAACAAGCTGGTAGGCGTTAGCGGACTTCTGAAATTGATTGGCGAAACTTTAGCCGATAAGTTTGTAACACGTGCTTTAAAAGCAGGATTAGATAAAGTTAAGTGCTGCCTGCGTAGAGGGCTTCGCGTCACTTTCTATGTAAAATAACATAACATTCAGCTATATGGAGAAAGATTTTGAAAGCATTAGAAGCAAGGTTCAGAAACTACAAGCCCTTGCGGAACGCGGCGAGAAAGGCGAAGCCCTGAACGCAAAGCGTTTGTTAGACCAACTATTAGCTAAATACGGCGTTTCGTTGGAAGAAATAGTAGAAGCACAGGAAGAAAAACAGCAGTACACCTTCAACGTAAAGGAAAACGGGTACGGATTTACTTTGTTTACCCAGTGCTATTTCAACGTTACAAACGAAAAACGGATGAGCTACCGCCAGCGCAGAAGATACGTTACCGTTGAATTAACCAAAATGCAGTACGTAGAATTGCAGGCTTTGTACGATTGGCACTACAAACAGCTTACAAAGGACATGAAGCGGATGCAAAAGGAGTTTACGGAAGCGTACATACAAAAGCATAGGCTATTTGGCAAGCATAGTGACGACAACAACGAAGAAGAACGGGAATTAAGCCCGGAAGACATGCAAAGACTTTTGCGTATGCTTAACTACATGGATAGCATGGAAGATACCAGCTATTACAAGCAGATAGGTAACGCTTCTTCTTCCGATTAACGTATTACCTTAATACAAATCAGAGGAACTATATATAAGCCAGCGGAAAAGGAATCCCCTTTGTAAAGGCTATAAACCGATGACTGCGGAAACAGACCGCGCGCGGGACGCTACGGGCGTACGAAGGGCGAACCTTCCCCCGCGCACTATGAATTTTAAATTTTACAATTATGGTAGTAACAACAGAAAATAAGAAAAAAAGCAGGGGCTTCCTTAGCGGGTTGAACCAATTACGAGTAGGCGATTACAAAATAGCGGTAACGGAAATAAAAGCTGCTTTGGGCATAAATAACCGGAATAGCTTCTACGCATACCGGGACGGAAAGATAGAGCCTAAAGTAACGCAGGCTAAAGCCGTAGAAGGCGTATTCAACAAATACGGTATAACAGCCAATATTTGGGACGTATGAGGTTAAAGGTAGAACTAAGCAGACGGGAAACCGAGGTAGCGCACTTGCTGGCGTGGGGAGCTTCCAAGAAAGAAGTAGCGGACATGCTGTTTATTTCGACCCGCACAGTAGAGAACACAGCCCGGAACATCTACGCGAAAGTAGGCATACAGAAGGCTACAGAACTTTGCGTTTGGTGGTTCTGCACAAAACATAATGTTCCGGTAAGCCTTGACCCGTTGAAACGTACATTCGTAGCGGTAGCCCTTCTTCTAATTATACTCCCGAAGGAACTTACCGGAAACGGCGATTTTTTCAGAGTAGGAAGACGTGCGCAGATAACACGGATTGCCAAAACGACGGGAAGACGCAAAGGCGAAAACGATTATAACCCTTTTGAAGTTTGCAGTTATGACTAAGATTTTTAAAGCCCTCGGCATAGAATTTACGAAGCCGCTAAAGTGGTATAACTGGCTTACCCTTGCTTGGGTCGCCGTTTCCTTTGTCCTTCTAAGCATTGACACCGAAACCGCGCCTATATGGGCGGTATTCCTTGTAGTAGCGAATTTCGCCCTTTCGATAAAGGTAGCGGCAAAGACAGTGCCGGACATTAAAGACGACGAAAACAGTTAGACTATGGATGCTAAGAAAAGAATTATAGACCTTACGCTCGGCGAATTTCTGGACGCGATAGGCGAACGTATGGAAGTTTCAGCACAGAAACCGGAAAAGCCCAAATCGGCAAAGCGTTACGTGTACGGCTTGAAAGGGCTTGCAATGCTGTTGGGTTGTTCCAAGATGGAAAATCCAGTGTAAGCTGCCCCCTAAAACCAAGCGATTCTGCCCCCTTAAAACATTCAACAATGCCCCCT